CAAGCACTCAAGTTGGGCAAGACCGTGGTTTATTATAGTTTGGAACTTGGCGATGTTGTGATTGGCCAGAGGTTTGACTCTTGCCTAACAAAGATACCGCTTTCTCAATTGAAGAACTTCAAAGAAGAGATTTATGAGAAAGTGCAAGATTTGGAAGGAACTCTTATTGTTAAAGAATATCCAACTAAGTCGGCTTCAACGAGAACTATTCGTAACCATCTAGAAAAACTCCGAATGAGGGATATCAACCCAGATATGGTCCTCATCGACTACGGAGATTTATTACGACCTATTTCCAGTAAAAATGAGAAAAGACACGAGTTAGAGTCTATTTATGAAGAGATGCGGGGATTGGCTAAAGAATTCAATTGCTGCATTTGGACTGCTTCACAAACTAATCGATCTGGCCTGAACGCTGAAGTTATCACAATGGAATCCATTGCCGAGGCTTTTAATAAGTGTTTCGTATCGGATTTCATTTTTTCACTTTCAAGGACCGTAGAGGATAAGCAAAACAATACAGGAAGATTTTTTGTTGCCAAAAACAGAAATGGTCCTGATGGTATCGTATTCCCTGTTTCTATGACGACAGCGAATGTTCAAATTGAAGTAATGGACCCAGCAGAAGAAGACCAAAGTATTCTTTCAGCAAAAGACCAGAGTGAAGTTTTGAAGAAAAAGTATAAGAAGTTTAGACAAGCCAAAAAGAAGAATAACGGAGAATAAAAATGGAAATAGCATCAAGAATTTTGTCGGACATTACAGTACATATGAAGTACGCTAAGTATCGAGACGATCTGTATCGTCGCGAAACATTTAGAGAGATTGTAGATAGAAATAAGGCAATGCATATCAAGAAGTTTCCTCATCTTAAAGATGAGATAGATGCTGCTTATGAGTTTGTTTATGACAAGAAGGCTTTGCCCTCTATGAGATCAATGCAGTTTGGCGGCAAGCCTATCGAGGTCGCCCCAAACAGAGTTTTCAACTGTGCTTATATGCCCATTGATGATCCTCGCGCATTCGCAGAGGTCATGTTTCTTCTTCTTGGCGGTACCGGCGTGGGTTTCTCTGTCCAAACTCATCATGTTGATAAGCTTCCAGAGATCAACAAGCCAAACCAGAAGCGAACCCGTCGTTACCTAATCGGTGATTCTATCGAGGGATGGGCTGATGCTGTTAAGATGCTTATTCTTTCTCACTTCAACGGAACTTCTAAATTACGTTTTGATTTCTCTGATATTAGACCTAAAGGCAGTCGTTTAGTGACATCTGGGGGCAAGGCTCCCGGCCCACAGCCACTCAAAGAGTGTCTTGTAAAGGTTGAAGGGATTCTTGAACGAAAGGAAAACGGTGATAAACTGACTCCTATTGAAGTTCACGACATTGTCTGTCACATTGCTGATGCTGTTTTGGCTGGTGGTATCCGCCGTGCTGCTCTCATCTCATTGTTCTCAGCAGGTGATGATGAGATGATCGCTGCCAAGTCAGGAAACTGGTGGGAGACTGATCCACAGCGTGGCCGTGCTAACAATTCCGTTGTTCTAATGCGTCATAAAGTTACAAAAGAGTTCTTTATGGACCTTTGGGACCGTGTTAAGGCGTCTGGTGCTGGAGAACCCGGCTTCTACTTTACTTATGATAAGGACTGGGGAACCAACCCTTGTTGCGAGATTGCTCTAAGGCCATATCAGTTCTGCAATCTAACCGAAGTTAATGTTTCTGACGTTGAAAGCCAGGAAGACCTTGAAGCCCGTGTTCGCGCCGCTGCTTTTATTGGCACACTTCAGGCTTCTTATACTGATTTCCATTATCTCCGTCCAGTTTGGAAGCGTAATACAGAGAAAGACTCCCTTATTGGTGTTTCAATGACGGGTATCGCGTCCGGGAAGGTTCTCGCACTAGATATGAAGGCCGCAGCCAAGGTTGTCAAAGAAGAGAACATTAGAGTCGCCGAACTTATTGGAATCTCTCCAGCAGCCCGTACAACTTGTGTTAAGCCAGCAGGCACAACTTCTCTAACTCTCGGAACCTCCTCTGGTATTCACGCTTGGCATAATGATTACTACATTCGCCGTATTCGTGTCGGCAAGAATGAGGCTATTTACGGCTATCTTTCCGAATTCCACCCAGAGTTGGTTGAGGACGAGTTCTTCCGTCCACACGACACCGCTGTTATCTCTGCCCCACAGAAGGCCCCAGAAGGCTCCATCACACGCTCTGAGAGCGCCTTGGAGATGCTTGAACGAGTCAAGAGGGTAAGTAGTGAGTGGGTTCGCACGGGCCACAGGAAGGGCCAAAACACGCACAATGTGAGTGCTACCGTGACCATCCGTGAAGAGGAGTGGGGGCCGGTTGGAGAATGGATGTGGGACAACAGAGAGTCCTATAATGGTCTATCTGTTCTTCCACACTCAGACCACAGTTATCGTCAGGCTCCTTTTGAAGATTGCGACGAGCAGACATACAATGATCTCCTAGAGAGTCTGGCTGGTGTTGACCTTACAAATATTATTGAAACGGAAGATGAGACCGATTTGTCAGGAGAACTGGCTTGTTCTGGTGGAAGTTGTGAATTGACTTAATTTCTTGACATGTTGCTTCGCTTCGGTTATAATAAAAAGGCGAGGTGAAAAATGAACTTCAACCATCTATTGCCGAAGTACGAAGTTATGTCAAAATGTTTGGGTTTAAAAACTCATTCTTTCGTGCCAACTAGCCACATTGAAGCAACGCTTAACCATGTTGCAGTTAGATTTCGTTGTAAGAATTGTGGCAAGTTGGCCACTGCTTTTTTAGATAGAGAAGAATACAAGATTCATGAAAATAGTATTATTAAATTTGGAGACTTAAAATGAGAATCATCCCAAGGAACAACTGGGTTCACGTAGAACTAGAAAGTGTTGAAGCGGAAAACGAAAGCTTGGTCTTGTTGCCGGAAGATTATAGAAAGAACAAACCACATTACAGTATTGTTCGAATTAAGTTCCCCTTGGCAGAATATGCCGTCGGAGACGCGGTGATTGTTCCAACTCATGTTATACAAGATATTGAAGTTAATGATAAGACTGTGCATCTGATCCAGTCAAATCATATTATGGCGATTGTACAATGAAACATGTAGATATTTTTTCTCTCCCGGAAGAATATCGGGAAGATCTTTTCAAGAAAGCAGTCGATCACCCAGACCACTACGGAGGCGAAGATAATCCCTATGAAGCAATCAAAGTAATCGAGGCTTGGGATTTAGATTTTCATCTTGGCAATGTGGTGAAATACATCTCCAGAGCAGGGAAGAAGCATGATAGACCCCTGGAAGACATAAGGAAGGCCAAGTGGTATTTAGATCGTTGGCTAGAGAAGGAGACAAAAGATGGCATTTAGCAGAATAATTATAGACTATGGTCATGGTGGTATGATCGAGGGGGAGTACCAGACCCCCACTGGCAAGCAGTACCACTTTACAGAGCCAGAAGTTTTCTCAATTTACGAAGGTGTAACAAATCGAGGCATCGCAAGCAAATTAATGACACTTCTTGTGAAGTCAGGTGTAGAAGTTTTTGACTGCGTTGAAGATTGCTATGTGACAGAACCTGTTACAGCCGAAGACCTTGAGCAGAGAGACATCTCACTTGGAGCCCGTGTAAGGAACGCAAACAGCGAGAATAAGCGAGGAGAGACCCTATTTATCTCTATTCATTCAAATGCCATTGGCAAAAACCTAAAAGGGCCTTCCCTTAATGCAAAGGGAGCAGATGTGTTTGTTTACAGAAATTCAGGAATCGCAGGTCAAATTTCAAGTAAACTTTTAGCAGAGTACGCTTCAACCCAACTACGACCCCGTAGAATCATAGAAAATAGGTCTTTTTATGTTCTAAGAAAGACCGCAATGCCAGCCATGTTGACGGAGAACGGATTTTTTGTAAATATTGATGACGCTAAATATCTTTTATCGGAAGAGGGTCAATGGGAGATTGCAAGGGCACATTTTGAAAGCATCAAGAATCTGCTTGACATCGACGACAAGCCCATGGTATAGTATTAATCATTGGGGGGATGATGAAGGAATTCAGACTAACAGAGCTTGATATGAAGATAATTAAGCAAGCTCTTGTCTACACTCAAAGCAGTTGGGAAACTTGGTATGAGGAAGGAGTTTTCCCTAGTGGCTGGGATGAGGACGAAGTTTTAAAAATGCTTGAAGCGGTTATTAATGTAGGTGCCAAGTGGGATATGATGTTCTCCCCAGAGGAGGAAGAGCCGCAAGTAGAGCAAGAAAAGCCTCTACCAAATAATATTTTATTTTTTCCAGGGAGTGAAGAGTGATCAACCAAAAATACCAAATTATCTATGCAGATCCGCCCTGGGATTATAAGGGTCAAAAGCAGCATACTGGGAAGGGCGGAAAGGATAGTGGTGGAGCCGAAATTCATTATCCCTGCATGAAACTAAAAGAACTTAAAAAGTTGGATATTCAAAGCCTTTGTGACGACGATTGTCTTCTTTTTATGTGGTCATCTAGTCCGCATCTAGACCAAGCAATCGAGTTAATGAAGGCTTGGGGTTTTGCGTGGGCCACAGTTGGCTTTGTTTGGGACAAGCAGAAAGTAAACCCAGGCTTTTATACAATGAGTCAGGTTGAGCTTTGTCTTGTTGGAAAGCGAGGCAAGATACCAAAGCCAAGGGGAGCAAGGAACATACGACAGTTAGTTTCAGAGATGAGGCGCAAGCATAGTCAGAAGCCGGATGAGGTAAGAAAAAGAATTGAGCAAATGTTTCCAACTCAAAACAAAATTGAATTGTTTGCTCGTGAAACAGTTGACGGTTGGGATTGCTTTGGAAATGAAGTAGATTCAGATATTCAAATAGCATTTAGAGGTGAAGAGTGAACAGGAGCATTGAGTTATATGGAGACGGAATTGGCAGAGTTGATCTGGTGGACTGGATGGGCAACGATCTTACTATCGTTAACAGTGCTCGTGTCAGTTTTGGAAAGCATAAGGAGACACTAGATGAGCAAGATAAAAGATTGGTTAACTACTTGGTTAAACACAGACACACTTCAACGTTTGAACACAACGTTGTTACGTTACGTTTTTTGGTACCATATTTTGTTAGGAGTCAGCATCATCGTCATCGGACTTGGAGCTATAATGAAATATCTCGTCGATACACTGATGTGAATATCCAGTTCTACGAGCCAGAGGCTTTTAGAACACAGCACAAGAGCAACCGTCAAGCATCAAATGCTGACGAGTTGATTAACCCGCAGATCGAGTGGGATAGGACGACAGCCCAACAAGCGGTTAACCAGCACCATAAAAAGTCTCTAGCTCTTTTCAACACGCTTATTGAAGCAGGTGTTTGCCGGGAGCAAGCCCGTGGTGTTTTACCTCAAAATATGTATACAACCTATTACGGCACAGTCAATCTAAACAATCTTCTAAAGTTTATTGACCTCCGTACACACGAAGGGGCGCAATGGGAAATACAAAAGGTTGCCGAGGCTTGCTTGGAGATTGCAGAGGGGCTATGGCCTGTTGCCGTAGGTGCTTATCGGAAAGCGA